GGTCTCTCCTGTTCCTCCAAATAACGAGGACGGGAATGACCACTATCTGAGTAGTGGTTTTTTTGGTACGTCTCTTGATATTGAAGGTGTTTATAGAACAGAATTTGATTTACTTAAAAGATACCGTGAGATGGCACTACATCCAGAGTGTGATAGTGCAATTGAAGATATTGTAAACGAAGCTATCGTATCAGATACGAATGATGCTCCAATTGAAATTGAATTATCAAACTTAAATGCAAGTGATGGGATTAAGAAAAAAATAAGACAAGAATTTAAATACATTTTATCTCTGTTAGATTTCAATAAAAAATCTCACGAAATTTATAGAAATTGGTATGTAGATGGAAAAATATTTTATCATAAAGTAATTGACTTAAAGAATCCTCAAGAAGGTATTCAAGAGTTGCGTTACATAGATCCAATGAAAATGAAATATGTGAAGCAGCAGAAAAAAACTGAGAAAGATAGGTATAGAATAACAAATATAAACACAGATAATCCAATGGATTATGAATTTCCTGAGATAGAAGAATATTTCATCTATAATCCAAAATTAACTTCTATAGCAGGAAATCCTTCTGGTTTTGGTGGAAGTAATGGAATCAAAATGACAAAGGATTCAGTTACGTACTGCACCTCAGGTCTTGTTGATAGAAACAAAGGAAACACTCTTTCATATCTTCATAAAGCAATTAAATCACTCAATCAACTTCGAATGATTGAGGACTCTTTGGTAATATATCGCCTATCAAGAGCACCAGAAAGAAGAATTTTTTATATTGATGTAGGCAACCTTCCAAAGGTAAAAGCAGAACAATATCTTCGTGATGTTATGATGAGATATCGTAACAAACTTGTATATGATGCTACTACAGGAGAAGTGCGTGACGATAAGAAGTTTATGAGTATGCTTGAAGATTTCTGGTTACCTCGTCGTGAAGGTGGTAGAGGAACAGAAATTACTACACTTCCTGGTGGTCAAAATCTAGGAGAAATTACAGATATTGAATACTTTAAGAAAAAACTTTTTAGATCACTAAATGTGCCACCATCAAGAATGGATGGTGAGGGTGGATTTAATCTTGGTCGTTCATCAGAAATTTTAAGAGATGAAGTAAAATTTAGCAAGTTTGTTTCTCGTCTCAGAAAACGTTTTTCATATATGTTTCATGACATGTTGAAGACGCAACTAATTCTTAAAAATATTATCACTCCAGAAGATTGGAGTATTATGGAAGAGCATATTCAATATGATTTTCTATATGATAATCATTTTGCAGAACTCAAGGATGCAGAACTTCTTAATGAAAGACTTAATATGGTTCAAGTTGCAGAACCTTATATTGGAAAATATTTCTCCCAAGATTATGTAAGACGTAAGATTCTTCGTCAAACTGATGAAGAAATTATTGATCAGGACAAAATGATTAGTAAAGAAATTAAAGAGGGTATTATCCCAGATCCAAATGCGCCGGTAGACCCAGCAACAGGAATGCCACTTGGACCAGAATCTGCTTCAATGAATTTGGGTCAACCTGTAATGGAACCAGAAGTTGATGGTTCTGCTACTGAAGTTGATGGAAAAATAGCAGAAATGCCTAAAGGTGGTGAAATCTAATAAATAACAACGAATAATTAATTTAAAACTATGGATGATTTAATGGATATGATTGCTGCTGATGAATCTCCATCACAGATTAGTGATAAGATTAAAGAACTTTTATTTACAAAAGCAGCAGGAAGAGTTGATGAATTTAAACCTCTTGTTGCAAACTCAATGTTTGATACTGAAGATGGTGAGGAAGATTGATTGATAAATAACTAAAAGTGTATCTAAAAAAATAATGTCTCATAAACCAGTTGGGGTCGGTGCCTCATTTAGTTTTACTTCAGGAACTGCAACAACATCATCCGCATTTTCAGTTCAATCTAGTATTTTGAGAGTAGTTGCTGTTGGTGGTGCTGCTCATATTTCTGTAGGATCAACTCCTTCAGCAACTTCCTCTGATTATTATGTACCCTCTGGTGGAACTGCAACTCTTGCACTTACCAAAGCATCAAATCGTGTTGCTGGAGTTACTACTGGTACTACAACAATCGTAGATGTACCTGAAGGAACTCAAGTTCCTTTTGGTGTTGGTGATTATGTAACACTTTCTGGTTCATTATATCATAATTTTACTCACGCACAAGTTCTTTCGGTTGATACTTCTTCTGGCGTGAATGGATTTTTCCAAACAAGAATGATTGTAAATCACAATTCAAGTGGAATTGTAACTGCATTTAGTTCACCAGACGCATCTGTTACTACCTCAAACAAAGTTTCTGCTTTTGGATCTGGTGCTGGAGTTCTTTATCATCAACAAGTTCAAATCACATCGCAAGCATAAAAAATGAAACTCATCAGAGAAGAAATCGAAAAAGTAGAAGTTATTACTGAAGGAACTGGTAAGCAGGCGAGACTCTGCATCAGAGGTCCATTTTTGCAAGCCGAAACTGTGAATCGTAATGGACGTATGTATCCTATGTCTATTATGGAACGTGAGGTAAATCGTTATAATGAGCAATATGTTCAGAAAGGACGTGCTCTTGGAGAACTTGGACATCCCGATGGACCAACAGTAAACCTTGATCGAGTTTCACATAAAATCACAGAACTTTATCGTGATGGTAATAACTTTATAGGTAAGGCTCAAATTCTTTCTACTCCTATGGGAAAGATTGTTGAATCTCTTCTCAAAGATGGAGTATGTCTCGGTGTTTCTTCTCGTGGTATTGGTTCACTGAGAGAAAACAATAAAGGTTATAAGGAAGTCGGTGAAGATTTTATGCTTGCTACTGCTGCTGATATTGTTGCTGACCCTTCCGCACCTGATGCTTTTGTTCAGGGAATTATGGAAGGAAAAGAATGGTGTTGGGACGGAGGTTTGTTAAGAGAGAAAGCAGCAGAGAAAACTTATAGAAAAATTAACACTCTTGTTGATCAAGGTGTTCTTGAAGAATATAAGTTATCAGTGTTCAATGAGTTTTTAAATTCGTTGTAATTTAATTAATTATAAATAAATATAGATTTACTACAGGAAAAATACGGAGAGTTCAAATGTCTCGTGGCAAACAATTACAAGAAATGGAATCTGCTTCTACACCTGGACAAGGTGGTGGTGCGGGAAGTGGTGCAAAGCAATCCAGAACTGCTGTGAATTCAGGAGCATCTGCACCTGATCCAATTTCAAGTCTTTCAGGATCAACACCAGGACAAACTGGATCATGGGAAGACCTTGGTGGTCCTACTCCAGAAAATTATAAGTCAGATGATGATTCGGCAAAATTAAAAACTCCAGGAACAACTCTTAAGCAAGTTAGAGATGTTGTAAATAAGGGTGCAAAACCTGCTGAAGCAATGAAAGAGGAAGAAGATCTTGAATATGATGAAGATGAAGAACTATTAGAAGCTTCCGAAGAAGAAGATGATGAGGACGAGGACGAAGATGAGAAGGGTAAGAAAAAGAGCAAAAAAGAAGAAGATGAAGAGGATGATGAAGATGAAATGAAGGAAGAGTATGACATCGAAGAAGATGTAAATGCTCTTCTTGCCGGTGAGGATCTCTCTGAAGAGTTCCAAGAAAAGGCAAGGACAATCTTTGAGGCTGCTCTTCGTTCCAAAGTTTCTGAAATTAAAGAAACTCTTGAAGAGCAGTATTCTAATGTTCTTGCAGAGGAGGTCGAAGAAATTAAGACTGAACTTGCAGAACGTGTAGATTCATACCTTGAGTATGTTGCTGACGAGTGGATTTCTGAAAATGCACTCGCAGTCGAACAAGGTCTTAAGACTGAAATGACTGAATCATTCCTCCAAGGAATGAGAGGTCTTTTTGAAGAACATTATGTAACAATCCCTGAAGAAAAATATAATGTACTTGAGAGTATGGTAGAAAAACTTGATGATATGGAGACTAAACTCAACGAGCAAATCGAAAAAAATATTTCACTCAACAAGCGTCTCTCAGAGTCTGTTGCTGATGGAATCTTTGAACAAGTTTCTGAAGGTCTTGCAGACACTCAGAAAGACAAGCTCGCTTCACTTTCCGAAAGTGTTGAGTTTGAAAGTGAGATAGAATATCGTGAAAAACTGGAGACATTGAGGGAATCATATTTTCCTTCAAGAGGAGTTTCTCCATCAGCGAGAACTGAAACCCTGTCGGAAGGTGTAGATAGTTCATATGAATCACATTCTGGTTCGATGGCTAACTACTTGAAGACTCTTTCATCGTTCAGCAAATAATTGAATTTAATATAATTCAAACACAAAAAACAAACACTTAACAAAGGTAAAAGCAAATGTTCCAATCAGAGCATCTGCAGGAAAAGTGGGCACCTCTTCTCAATTATGAGGGTCTTGATTCAATCAAAGATTCACATCGTAGAGCGGTAACCGCAGTCCTGTTAGAAAACCAAGAAAGATTTTTAAGAGAGCAATCCTCTTTCGAAACCGCAGGTTCATTCCTGACGGAAGCACCAACCAACTCAGTTGGTAATGGTGGATACACAGGAGGATCATCTGCTGGTGGTCCTACCGCAGGTTTCGATCCCGTTCTGATCTCATTGATCAGACGTTCAATGCCTAATTTGATCGCCTATGATATCGCAGGCGTTCAACCAATGAGTGGTCCTACTGGACTCATCTTCGCAATGCGTTCACGTTATGTGAACCAAAATGGTACTGAAGCATTCTTCGATGAAGTTGATACTCAGTTCTCCGGTAGAAAGGGCAACGGATCTCA